AATGGACTACCAACTGGGGTGTACCATTGATAATGATTTGCTCTATTAGAAGCTTCTCTTTGTGATTGATTATCAAATGTATCAGTACCTCTAGTCGTAAGACCAGGACCCATAATATTGATACCATATAAAGAATTGAACCCACCTTTTGCATCAGTTTGAGTTACAAATGGAGTTCCAACTAATGTAGTTGGTAAAAATAAATCAGTTTTATACATTGTCTCTAATTTATCTTTTACGATATTTAGAGTATTATCTTGATATTGGAATGTATCATCTACTAATGGTATTAGACCAGGTCGCTGTGCTTTTAATCCAACATGCTGTCCACCAATAGCCGCTAACATACCAGCAGGTGTCCATACTTTACCAAATTTCTGAGAACGTTGCATTCCAAATTGTTTTGCCCCCCATAGAATACCTGGAACGGATGCGAACCAACTACCAATTCTAGCAACATCTATAAGTGCTCTAACAGTTGATGTAACAATACCACCTCTGATAGCACCTTCATCATAATTAAATCCACCTAATCCCCAAACTTGCGGTTCACCTTTTGATATTTTCTTTCGTTGGATACCTCTTAATATAAATGGTTGTCTAAATAATCCCAACCCTCTATTAAATGAATCTTCTTTTAAATTAAATTTAGAATATTGTTCATCTAAGAAAGATGGTGATTGTCTTTTGGCATGTCCCATACCAATTCCAAATCCTTCTTCACCTGAATTTATACCACCTGCATCATTATATGAACCACCATATGTTTTACCTAATGTAAATGAATTATTGGTTATATCACCAAATAATGATGTTGTACCATCAAATACAGTATTATCAGGATTTACACCAATGAATTTACTAGCCTCTACTCCACCAAATTTAGAATTAAATCCTAATGCATGTATATCTGTAAGATTATTTACTTCTTGGAATTCTTTACCTTCATTTTCTAATTTACCACTAAATGTGAAATCAGTTGGTGTTGTTTCACCTTTTTGTCTATCACCTTGCGTTATTGGTGTTGGTGTTGTTTCACCCAATCCCTTTTCACCATTTGGTATGTTCATTGGTATGGGTGTTGTTTCACCCAATCCCTTTTCACCATTTGGTATGTTCATTGGTGTTGGTGTTGTTTCACCTAAGAACTTAGAACTTCTATCCGATTCTACAGGTGTTGTTTCACCTAAGAACTTAGAACTTCTATCCGATTCTACAGGCGTTGTTTCACCTAAGAATTGAGTTGAGTTATTCATTTCATTAGGAGTAGTTTCACCTAAAAACTTAGAACTTCTATCTGATTCATTGGGTGTTGTTTCACCTAAGAATTGTTCAGAATTATTCATTTCATTAGGAGTAGTTTCCCCTAAGAATTTCTCTGAGTTGTTCATTTCTGTAGGATTTGTTTCACCTAAGAATCTTTCTTCTAAACTCATTGGTTTAGGAGTAGTTTCCCCTAAGAATTGCTCTGAGTTGTTCATTTCGTTAGGAGTAGTCTCACCTAAGAAGTTTTCAGAGTTGTTCATTTCCTTTGGTGATGTTTCACCTTTGAACTTTTCTGAGTTATCCATTTGGGTTGGTGATGTTTCACCTTTGAATTTTTCAGATTGATTAACCAATGTTGGGTCTGTTTGCCCTAAATATCGTTCTTCTAAACTCATTGGTTTAGGAGTTGTTTCACCTTTGAATTTTTCTGAATTATCCATAGGTTGAGGTGTTGTCTCACCTTTAAATTTTTCTGATTGATTTACTTTTTGTGGATTTACACCTTCTTTATTAGTAGTAGTTTGAGAACGTGGAATCTTTGGCGCTGAATCTACCATAGAACTTAATGGTGTTTTATTTAAGTTCTTATTAACATCAACTCTTTCTTTAGATACCAACGGGTCTTTCTTTGGCATTCTAAATTTTGATAAATCCGATTTTAAATCTTTAAGCGCCATTATGCCATTCCTCTTGTACTTACGGCCTGTCTACTCTGTACTCTAGTAATTCGATGTACTGCTTTACCGTCAATGTTTAATACTATTGGTTGAGCTTGTAAATCACTTCTCAATCCTTTTATCTCATCTAATAATTCTGAATCAGAATCTCCACTATCATCACCACCGATTCCAAAGAAGTTTCCTAACCCTTCTAATGCGGGAGCTACAGCTGCTAATCCCATCAATGCTCCGATGATTGGAATTGCCATCATTCCACTAAATGCCATAGTAGTTAATCCTGCACTTATAGACATTAACCCACCACCTAATGCATATAATGGTGATACTAAACTTCCTAATCCAGTTAAAGAACTTGTAAGAATTGCTACGTGTGTAGCTACCTCTGCTAATCCTTCACCTGCTGCGGCAACTCCAGGCCCAATTGTTGATAGTTCTTTTATTTGGTCTATCACACCACCACCAAAGAATGATGCTATACCACCAACGGCTAACGCTGCTGAAAATGCAATCATACCAACTGATGCTGATAGTAGTGCTGGCCCTAACATCATCATTCCTAATACATTTTCTGGAGATATTGCTGTAAACATTGTTACAAATCCATCAGCTATAGCTCCAATAATAGGTGGAATCGCACTCATCACATTTACTACAATAGTACCAAATGCTTCTAATAATGGTGTTAGTAAAGATAATGCAAATGCGAATGGAATCATAGCCACACCCAATGCCGCCATCAAACCAATTCCAATTAATACAAATAATGCTGTTGCTGGATTACCAAATGCCGCTAAACCTGCTGCTAATGCGGTGAAGTTTGTTGAAATTATCGGTCCTAAGCCGGGTATAGACATAAATAGTAAAAATGGTAATGCTAATAATCCTAATGCTAATGCCGGCCCTACCAACATCATTACTAACGCACCAACCGCCGCTTGACTCATTGATTGTAAACCAGATGATAATCCCGTAAAGTTTTCTTCTAATGCTTTTAGTTTAATTTTACCCATAAACAATAAAAATGGGATTGCTGGAAGTGCCATAACGAAAGCAGGTCCTGCTAATGCAACAACACCAACACCCGCCAATACTTTACCATCACCCATTTCTCTCAAACCTTCGGCTAGTGATTTTAATCCACCACCAGAACCTTCAGCTGCTCCACCTACATCACCACCACCTTGATTTGTATTTGCAACATCTTGTGATACATCACCGCCACCACCACCCATACCAAACATATTTTTAATACCGCCAGTAAATCCACCACCTTGCATAGCTGATAGAACTGAGTATTGTGCTATAAATCCGAGTATCCCAGTGGTTGCTTCTTTAAGAAATCCTGGCATTCCACTCCAAGTTTCACCTAAGTAACCTATAGTTGAATCTACCCAATCAGGAGTAATTTGATTCGCAACAGCGTTTTGTTGAGTATAAACTTCTTGTAATTCTTTTTTAGTCATACCAACCATAGCAGCGTATTGTTGCATACCAAGAGGTCCTAACTCATTGAAATCTTCTTGTGATATTAACATCTTTTCTATCGAGTGGCCAAATTCTTTGAGGTTCATTTCACCATTTTTATATGCCAATGCTTGAGCTCGGATACCATCTACACCTTTAAACGCATCTTGTCCTAATTTTCCTGCTAACATAGCTCTGGCTTTTGCTTGAGCTTTCATAGAACCTTCTATATCTAACATATTATCAGCTATAGATTCTAATTTTTCCATATTGAGGCCTTGCTTCCTCAATTCTATGTTTTGTTTAGCAAATGCTTCTAATGCTTCTTCAGATGCACCAACTAAATTCTCCATATTACCCGCCATATCTTTCATAACGGCAGATGCGGCTATACCTTCTTTCTTAGCAAGTTCTTTTATGGTATCAGTCATCACACCAGCATCACCACTAGCGTTACTGAATATAGATTCTAACTGAACTGCGGATGCGGAATCGCCTGTAAGTTTTTGTAACTCTGCTATGTTTCCTATTAAATCTGCGGTTAACCCCCCAGCAGTACCATATATATCAACATACTCTTTTGCCGCAGTATTTAATTCTTCTTGAGAGAATCTCATATTCTGAATTTGTGCACCAATTGTTGCAGAAGTTACTCTTCCTGCTTCATCAGCTGATAACCCTATTTCATATGTAAGTTCTGCTGCAAATCCTAATGTGTTTTTAAATCCTTCTTGTATTCCTTTGGTGACTGATTCTAATAGAGCCAGAGAAGCACCTAATACAGTACCAGTTTTTAACATTTCACCTAAAGTACCTAAAGAACCATATAGATTATCTTTAGTTTTCTTTGTTGTTGCTTGAATCTGTTCTTCTGCCTTATTACGTTCAACAATTAAAGTTTGAACGCCTCTCATTCTTTCTAACTGTGCTAATAATTCTGAATTTATTTCAGTACCTGTTACGGCTTGTTCCTTTAGTAAATCAGCAATAGCTGTATCAATGGCTGTTAACGCATCTTTGGAGTTTGTTGTTTCTTTAATAGATTCAAGATATTTTTTTTGAATATCAAGACCTTTTTGGTTTAAGTTGTTGGATTTTGATGCACGTTCTTGAGCCGTTTTGGCAAACGATGTTAACTTTTGAGAAAGATTAACTTGCTCTTCTAACTTGGCAGTCTCTTTAGCTAAGTATTCAGCCCTTCGTTGTGCGTATTGTAATCTCTGTTTTTCAGAAGCCATTTCGTTAAACCCTTAATATTGATATTATAAGTATTTTGCACCTTTTAAGAAATCAGCCATATCTTTTAGTGCTTTTCTTTCTTCTTCAGTAGGAGCAGATGAAATTACATCTTCTATATCACTATCTATAGCTGCTAATTTTTTCTTTGTGGATTTTGATACGTTACCTTTAGTTTTCTTTTTAAAGATATCAAATAACCCTTCTGATAATCCGAATTTTTCGAATAATTCTTTAAGTTGTGATTCTTTTATTGTTTTCATAATAGTATATCCCGTTGTTCTTATATTCTATAAATATAGAAATACCCAACAAATCATCAAAAAATCTGTTGGGTATTAAATTATCTTCGTTTTGATTTAGCTTTCTGAGATTCTTTATCATATGCTTTCTTTTCTTCTTCTTTCCATTTTATTATTTTACCAATATAAAACTTCCTAGCCCAAACAGGCATATTGTAAACATCCGAAAAAGTAAATCCACCATTTCCGTGGAATATTAAATCAAAAATTTGAGAATGCAGTAATTGTCTATAGTTAAGATTGAGGCCAAAAAAACCCGATATCCATAGGCAGTAGCATATCTCTCCTTTCCCCGGTCTCTTCAGATATAAATTCATATGTTAAATCAACATCTGGTATAACTGAACTAATATGCGCTCTGAGAGCCCTTGAATCTGCCGCAAATAGTTCATTGTTAACAAAGTTATCTATTACACTCTGGTCGAAACTTCCATCAACTGATGTGATTGTGTTTTTTAATCTAATGGTTAGTTGCCTATCCGTTTTATCACCCATCTTTTTAGATGCTTTCTTTTGTGCTTCTAATTGATGTTTAATTTTTCTTTCTTTACTTTCAGTCAGTGCCATAAAAGTAATTTTTCTCTTAGATTGTGGTAAATCAAACTCAAACTCATTCTTATGTAGTTCTACTTGCCCCGTACCATCATATTCAAATCCATCAAATTGAGTTAAATCAATAACTTCTTTTTGTTTTGTACCTGGTTGGGTTGGGTCATCAATCTCTACTTCATAATCTTTACCATATCCTAAGATTCTGGCTGCAATCATAATAGCGTTTTTATCACCTAAAGTAAGGTCTACATACTTTACCGCAACACCTTCACCATTTGATATAATAAGAGATTGGAATAATCTATCTAATACTGAACCATCTTTTATATAAGATTGGGTAGTTAAGATATCTTCTTCTTTAGCAGTCATATACTTCATCTCTATCTTTCCAGTTGATAAAGGATTATCTTTCGAATATATAAGACCCTTAGAAGGTAAATCTATGATTTCTGTTGGAAATTTGTAATCAGAAACCTGTTTTTGCTCATATTGCTTTTTAGCGAGCTCCACCATATCCTTATTGGAAACTGGTGCTTTGTAATCATCTTGTAATTCTTCTTTACTCATAACGTTTCTCGTTTTAAAACTTATTTTAATATTGGTTAACCATATATAAATATACAAATATTATTAATTAAACGAAAAAACCTCAACATTTCTGCTGAGGTTTCTCATTATTTAATTTCTAATATATAAATATAACAATCCGAAATTAGTATTGTAGTATTGCGTAATCGTATGAAAGTGTTAAATCTACAGTTGCTAAATCTTCACCAGTATAGTCCATATCTGAGAACTTTGCTGTTTGAATGAATGCTCCTTTTAATGTCCACTCTTCTACTTTATCACCAACAGGACCCAAACTGTTAAATGTGATATCTTTTTTGTAGAAGTCGGAGTAACCATCTCTACCTGTTACTGATTCGTGATGTAATCTTACCCACTCCATTGCTGCTTGCGCTGCTGATGGAACTACTGGGTCGTACAATGAAATTGTTAAATCACTCCACTCACTTCTTCCTTTTACATATCTTCTAACATTGATATGGTCGATGGTAACTTTACCATTTCCTATTTCTGGTCTGTTGGCTGCCTTTATTAAGTACGCTGGAATACCCTCAATGTACATAATAAATCTGTTCGACATCTTCGGTTCGAATGATGTGAACATTACTTCTGTTGGGTCTAATAATTGTGCCATTTAGTTTCTCCGTTTCTAATTCTTTAATATAAATATAGTTTATTTCAAAAAATAGTTAGTCCCCCTTAAAAAAGGGGAACTAAATTATTTTATACTATTCTGGAAATGCTGCTCCAGTTGGTAATACATTGAAATCAAGTACTATAAACTCTGCTGTTTTCGCTGGTTGTAAGAATATCTCACCAACCATAATGTTTCTATCAATCACATCTGGAGTGTTGTTGGTTTCATCCATCTTCACTTTAAATGCGTATAAACCTTGTCTTTGTTGAATTGATTCTAAGTAAGGATTAACGATTGATAAGAATCTATTTCTCGTAGCTGCTGTGTTGTTTTCGAACACTAAGTAACGAGTAGATGATGCGATGAATTTCTTCACTGCGATTAACAATCTTCTTACATTGATTCTATCCAATGCCGATGGTTTAGCTTGTAATGTTTTCTGTCCAAATACAGTAACACCTTGACCAGGGAATGTTGCGATAGGATTCAATCTACCTTCATAAAGTGAATCTCTCTCAACTCTAGTCAATCTTGTCTTAGCTTCAATTACTGAAGTTAATCCACCTCTATTCAATCCTGCAGGAGCGAACCACTCAGCGGCTACTTGGTCGTTAAATGCGATAACGCCAGGAAGTACAACTGATGGTGGCACCCATACTGGTTTGTTTTTATCAGTATTAAGTATCTTAACCCAAGGATAGTAAGATGCTACATAGTTTGAATCAAATGCTTGAACTGCGTTAACAGCCGTTGAAATTGAATCACTCCATGCAGATGCATCCATTACAAAGAATGTATCTTGTCTATCTTCACACATATCTTTAGCGAAAGTAGTTACTG